CATCACAGCGATGGGCTTAGTTGATAGCCCCGCAATAGAAGAGAACTGGATTGCACTTTCTAAGATGCAACTTAGCGCATTGAATGAAGAACGCCGCATGCTATACGGTGCTGCGCTTATCCCGGATAAGGAGATATTGCGCTATGATGAAAAGGGTGAGCCATACTATGTGTATTTCGAAAAGGCCACAGTGAGTGCTATCGCGCATCAGTTCTTCAAAAAGAATTTGCAACACACTACCAACTTGCAACATGAGATACCAGTAACGGGCGTGACCGTTGTTGAGTCATGGATTAAAGAAGGCAAAATGGATAAGTCTATGCAGCTCGGACTGTCTGAACTTCCCGACGGCACATGGTTCATCGGTACGCATGTGGATGATGACGGCGTGTGGCAAGATGTAAAAGAGGGTAAGGTGAAAGGTTACAGCATTGAAGGATTCTTTAACGAGGTTGGTGTGGCAATGAGTGGCGTCAAGAACCATGAGGCTGAACTTGTGCTGGAGTTAGATCAACTGCTTAGCAATGTAAATCCCAACAAATGAAAATAAACGCGGTCAAGTTCAAGGACAAAAAGTCCTTTGACAAAAACAAAACAAAGAAAAATGTTAAGGCATCGTTTGATGCTTTCGGCATTGTGGTCTTTGAAGATGAAAAGCCTGTTACACCTGATGCATCAAAGGTCTGTCAAGTGAATGAAGTGGACAGGTCACTAGACCAAATCGCATCGGGTCTTGCTATTTGCATCTGCAATGATTTGACATCAGCCATTGAGTTCTTAGAACTTAAGCAAGTAGTCATTAACCAAATCTTCAAACAGACCAACACGCTGTTTGTTGAGGTTCCTGCATTCGCTGTATTTGATGAATTCTATGAATCACTCATGCGCACAAAGTTGTTCATCAGTGTTGAGCCTGACTACATCCAGCCATTCGAGGCTAATGCCGAAATGACCATAGCACAGCAGTGGCATCTTAATTTATTCAAGGCTCAGGACGTTTGGTCACTATTGCCGGGTGATGCATACGGTGAAGTTGCGGTGCTTGACATTGCTTGCGATGTGGATCATGAAGATTTGCAAGGCACAATTAGTGACAAGTCTTGGAACTGCGTGTATGATACTGCAGATGTGCGTCCGATTAGCGAGAATGAAAAGCATGGCACACCATGCAGCGGAATCATTTGCGCAAAGACTGGCAATGACACAGGCGTGAGTTCAATCGGTAACAACAAACTCAAAGTGCAATTTTTGCACATCGGTATGAACTCAAACAGCGGCGGCGGTTTCTTTACATCAGATACAATCGTAACACGTGCCGTGAACAAAGCCATTGCTAATCCTGCATGCAGTGCTATTAGCATGAGTTGGGGCGGTGGTAACACATACCCAATGTTTGCTAATGCGTTGACACTGGCAAAGAACACGGGCCGCAACGGTAAAGGCATTTGCGTATTTGCATCAAGTGGTAATAATTATTCAAGCAGCGTAAACATTAACCCCGCATCGCTTTCAATGGTGCATGCCGTTGGCGCATCGGCTCAAAACAACACACGCGCTGGATTCTCAAACTATGGAACAAAACTTTTTGCAGCGGCTCCGGGTGTGGGCCTACCAACTACTGACCGTAGCGGAGCGTCAGGGTACAACAATACGTCGAATTATACTAACTTCAGTGGAACATCTGCCGCCTGTCCTGCTATGGCTGGCTGTGCTGCTGCTATTGTACTTGCTAATCCTACACTAACTGAAAAGCAAGTGACGGACATCATCGCATCTACTGCGATTAAGAGTGGAGGTTATGTTTATGATGCATCGGGCAAGTCATTAGAACTTGGTTACGGTGTTGTTGATTTGTATGCGGCAGTTGTCGCTGCAAAAGGCAGCACGGGTGAACCAACGCCACCACCTGCTGAAACGGTGAACTTGTTTGGTACTATTGCATCACCTGCGTCAACGCTTCAAGGCTCGCAAGTAACTGTGACCTACACCGTGCAGCTTGACAAAGTGCGCACAGTGGACACAATTACAAATATTGCTGCCGAGTTCGTGCGTCCTGATGGGGCAAAGTCAACTTTCTATACTGGCAATGTCACGATCGCGAAAGGACAAACCACATTTACAAGCTCACTAGTCTATAACATTCCAAACAATGTGACGGGCGTGGGTAAATTCAACCTATACATTGACGTACAGGGTGATGTTTTAGAAAGCAATGAGGGCGATAACAGCGCAACCACTGCAATCAATATTACCGCACCTATCCCAGTTGGCAATTTGGACTTAGAATGCATCTGCACAGGTTACACATGGCTTGCGCCTGACCGCGTGCGCATGGGTATACGCGTAACAAATCGTGGTGCTGCTGTCGTGACAAGCTATAAATTGAAATGGGAGTTTGCAGGACGCACTGGAACGTGGGACATTGCACGCACATTGAACACGGGACAAAATGCATCGACGGGAAATGTGATGTATCCAAGTGCGGGCACTACATGGCCGCAAACATTCAAGGTATCAGTGGTAAGTGTGAACGGTCAGCCGGATAATAATCCTACAAATAACGTTGGTACTTGCGTGGTAAACGCAATGTGATTACATTAGCGACCTCATACGATAGTTTTGGTTTATACAGTTTAAGTATTTAGGGTTTAAGCAATAAAAAGGGAAGCAAACGTGCCTCCCTTTTTTGTTGTGTTTACCCAAAGACACAGAGCCGTACGTATTCGGCTATGGTTGTCCCTGTCTGCTTAGCTGCTTTTGTGACTGCCTTCATTTCTTTCTCAGTCAGTCGTGCGCTCACTCTTTGTGTGCGTGGTTGTTGTTCTTGTGCTTTCATGGTTTTGAATTTATACGGCTAATGTAGCCACAATTCTGCATGCAACAAAACGGCGTTTCTGCTACAATACGAAAATACCAAAAAATGTCAGATATCAAAAACCAAATCAAAGCTGTATTTGCGAAATACAACATTGAACCTTCTGCACTCGGTATCAAGTTTGAAGATGAATCAACTGAAGCAGCAGCAGAGCCTGCAACTGAAGTAAAGTTTGCCGTTGAAGGTACGCTTTCTGATGGCACAAGAATCTACTCAACCGCAAGTGAGTGGGTAGCTGGAGTTGATATCTACACACAAGATGCCGAAGGCAATCCAGTACCTGTGCCTGCAGGCGATTACTTTCTAGAAGACGGTGTGACTATGGTCCGCGTTGCCGAGGATGGAATCGTTGCAGAAATCGGCGAGATGGAAGTTGAAACCGAAATGAGCAGCGAAGACCTCGTTGCTGTAATCGGTCAATTGTCTGAGCGCATCGCAGCACTTGAAACTGAAAAGACTGAACTCGCTGCGGCGGTTGAGACTGCTAACAACGAAGTGAAATCAGTTAAGGCTGAGCTCGCATCGGTTAAGAAAGCCCCTGCCGTTCCTAGCGTTAAGTCACAAGAATTCAAAAAGTCGAATGTAGTTGTAGCATCAAATGGTAATGCATTTGCTGACTTCATGGAAAACATTCGCGCAAAACAAAGTAAATAATTCACCTCATAATTCTATTTAAAAATGCCAACAACAACTTCACTCACCACCACCTATGCAGGTGAATTAGCTGGTGAAATCGTAGCAAAGGCCTTGTTGTCAAACGTATCTGCACAGTACGTGACAATGAAGCCTAACGTACCCTACAAATCAGTAGTACGTAAAATTGATGACACTGTAACTTTTGCTGCAGGAACTTGTGATTTCACGCCTACCGGCACGATCACTTTGACCGAGCGAATTTTGACCTTGGAGGAATTCCAAGTTCAACGCCAAATCTGTAAGAAGGATTTCTTCATTGACTGGACTACTGCCGATGTAATGTCAGGCCGTGTGAACACTCAAATCCAAGATGCAATTATCAGCCGTTTGGTTGGTGGTATTGCAGCTGCTAACGAAACAATCATGTGGTCAGGTGTAAATGCAACAGCTGGTCAGTACGATGGTTTCGAAACTTTGATTAAGGCTGCAGGTTCGAACGCTGTATCTGCAGGTTCAGGTGCAATCAACGCTGGTAACATCATCGCAACTATTTGGGACATCATCAACACAACTAACGCTGCTGTTAAAGGTGCTGCTGAAAAGCCTGCATTGTACATGGGTCAGGCTGCATGGGAAGCCTACATGGAGGCACAGATTGCTGCTGGTAACGGTTGGTACTTGACAGGTGGTCCAGAAGTTAATCGTCGCTTCGTAGGAATGTACGACATCTACGTTTGTCCGGGTATGACTGCGAACAATATCATCTTCGCACAGCCATCAAACTTGATGCTTGGAACATGGCAGGAGAACCAAATGAACGAAGTGTTCATCTTGGACATGCAGAACCTTGACGGTTCACAGAACGTACGTTACGGCGCACGCTTCTACCTCGGTGCACAGATTGCAGTAGGTGAGGATATCACATACTGGGGAGCATAATTAATAATCAAGGGGGTGTAACAGCCCCCTTTTAAAACTATATAAACATGGCTTGTGAATTAACCACAGGATTTACACTCGGATGCCTTGAAGGTATCGGAGGTGTTAAAGAAGTATTGATTGCTAACTACACTCTTGCGAGTGGTGCGGATTTTATGTC